AAAATCCGGTGTTTGTTCCACGCATACGCAGTGGTAACGCACATCGTTTTCATCGCTGTATAAAACAGCCCCGGTTCTAGCATCAACACCACGGGCTTTTTTAACACGATTTGCGTGTAAATGTCCGTGTATGTTAACACCAAAACGACCCAAACTAGCTTCGTGTACAGGAATATGACTTAAGATCATACCGTTCATTACATGATAGGCACGTAATTCACGGAAGTGTTCACGATAGTCTGTGTCCTTGAAAATATCGTGGTTACCACGGATCAACACCTTGTCACCATTTAACCGATGCAAAATGCTCAACGCCTTGCGGTTGATAACAACGTCGCCCAAATGGTAAACCTTGTCAGTGGGTTTCACACGTTCGTTCCAGGACTTGACCATGGCTTCGTCCATTTCTTCAGCAGAATCCCAAGGGCGCAATTTAGTGCCATCGTCACGGGTAAAACGGCACACACCTGCGTGTCCAAAGTGTGTGTCAGATACTAAAAATACGCTAGGCATCGTATGCTCCTTTCTTTAATATTGTATTGTACTACGGTCTGCTCAAAATGTCAACTACACGAGTTTTTTGGTGTTGTTGAAAAGCCACACCTTTGGACAGCCATTCCTTGACCAGTCTAGGATCACCCCAGCTACCATACGGAGCATTATCTAGTAACCATTGAACTGTTCCAGGCAGCATTTTTTTGTTCCACGGGTCTGCATGTAACACAGCACTGACTAGATCGTTGCACAACACCGCCATACCAAAACTGCCTGGTTCAAATCCGTGATCAAAATATCGTTGGAATGCTTCCTGCATGTCTACAGTCATTTCGTATTCTTCACCCATTTTCTTTTACCTTTCTTTTTTGTTGACGAGCTAATCGACTTTCTACATCACGCTTTATAGCGGCACCTGAACAGAATTGTTCACCCTTTTTAAATCTAGCACCATTCAATGAAAAGGGCTTCAACACACGATCCCCGTTCCACCATCCCCGTTCAATATAGATATATCCAAGTTCTCCCAATTGCTCACGCAACTTTTTGAACTCCGGATGATCATCGTTTGACAAAGATCCACACTGCCCTTCACCTTTGATGATCTTTAATAGATCTGCGTCAGTGACTAAGTCTTTGCTGGCATAACTGTTCCAGCTTCGGGATATAAAAACATCGCACAAAAATTCTGGATCTATCAAGAACTCTCTAGACATCGCCTTCTCTTTCTCTGCGAGCTCTACGTTCAGCGGCTAATACAAAGACCTTTTCGTTGTCGTTGGCCCAATCTTCTTGAACAGGCACTCCATTGATCGAATGTGTTTCCTTTTCATCGTAGAGCCATCCCAATGCATGCATCATACGATGCTTGACCAGTAGATTCGGTGAACGAAACGCTTCAGTGTCACGGAAGCCTAGCATAACACCAATCTCGCAAACAGCACCACTGCGGCAAACGCCTGCGTGGCAATGCACAACAACATTCATGCGATTTTCAAATGCGTGTTGCAGTAAGCGCACAAGTTCGTTGGCCTGCTCTTGACTACACCGCATGGCTTCGTCTAAGGCAAAATCCTTTTCTTCTATGTCTAGGAATTGAAACTGATGGATTTCTTTGAATGTGTGTAAAGGAGTAGGGAAATCACCAGGCGGATCGCAGATTTGGATCAGCATAGAGTTGATGCCCGCATCGATGTGGAATCCTTTACGGATATCGCTGAGTGCTACGTTTTGTATCCATGGATTCATATCATGCTCCTGTTATAGCAAAAATTTTATTGGCTAACACACGTTCTTTGGTATAGGCTTCTATCTCCCAAGGTTGATCGTAATAGCTTTTTCGTATGTGCTGCCCCATCCAGTAGTGTGTCTTGCAACTGCGGCTGGGTTTGATCTGACCACGAGCATACTGTTTGACATGTACCATTTCGTGCGCCAAGGTAATCATAAGCCTTTCAAACTCCAGTCCAGAGTCTATAATCATGGTTAGGAATTTCGGACCCACTTTATATACCGCACCTCGCATGCCCTCTTTGCGAGCCATGCCTCTTTCGGTCATGATCAACAGAGTGAAACGACTTCGGCTCAATCCCAGTTCTTTGGCAAAGTAGTTAGCGGAAGTTTCTATGATTGATTTGGTAGGACTAGCCCTACCTTCCATGATGATCTGCATGTGTGTCCTTTGAATGAGTCTATAACAGTATTATACAGTCTTTTTTATAATACGTCAATAGAGATTTCGGATTGACATGCAGCTAAATTATATTTCTGTAACTGATTTTTCTAGGGTTATGTTATGGAATTTGTTGTATCTATCCTGTAAAATTTCTTGATATTCTAAAATTTTATCATTTACAAAATCATCATAAAAATCTTTAGATTGAAAAATAAAGGTCTTGGTTTGTTTTGAATAATCTTCATTTATTCTATTGTGTATGCCTACAATTTTTTTTGTATCCATAAAATTTTTCTTGATGTATTCATCGATACCAAGATCGCTTCTAAAAAATTGATCAACGGAACCGTGTTCTATTGACCTTGTACTGCATATTTCTAATTTAATCATGTAAAGTCCTTGACAAAATCTGTTTTGATTTTAGGATAGGATTCGAATATTTTAGCTCGAGTCCAATCCCAATTATGGGGACTGTCCGGTATTAATTTTTTGCCTACACATATTACTGTTTTTAAAAGAAAGTCGTCATTGTGTTTTGACTTTATAAATTCATCGTAATCTATATGTAGAAATTCTTGTATTTCGCGGAGACGAGGATCATCACAATCTAAGCTGTTATGATAAGCTAATGCATACCCTCGTTTTAATATCTCTGCGCCTAATTTTGAATAAAATCTTCCTAGATTAATCAATGATTTTCCGTCCGATGTGTCTATAGGTGGAAGTATGATCAACAACGGAGCCCAAAAAGAAGGCAATTTAACATCGCCATTAAATTCTCCGTCTCTACACCAATGTCCTACATAAAAGAATTTTTTAATAATTTCTTTGTCTTGTATTATACTTTTTTTTGCAATTGGGTTCTTACCTAAAAAGTCGTCTATCATATCACTGAGATAATTTATTGTTTCTTCGTCTACCGGAATATCAATATTAAACGATCGATTTGTGTGCATCAGTGAGTGATTTAGGGCGAGATTATACATTAACTAGTACCTCAAAATATACAGGTGAATTTAATTCATTTACGCTGTAGGCGATTTCATTTGTCTGCAGAAAACACTCCAGTGCACCGATAGCCATTCCTGTGTGATGATGACTTTCGTAAAACGTAAAAGATTGAGGCAACTTGTTTTCGTCATCTGTTCTATCATCTATTTCAAAATATTTCAATGTTGGGGAAAACTTTATTATCAGTGTATCATCTGCTCTTGTTATAACACAATCAAAATAAACTCTACCGCATCGAGCCGGCGAGTGGTTGATTACATTTTTAATTGATTCGAGTAAATTAGGATATTTCATGAAAATTATTTATCTATATAATATGCTCTGATTATTTTTTATTATGGTGCTCTCAGGTGGTAATGCTCCACCGTTTCTACATTACCAATGTAGTGTAATGCTTTTATACTATGAGAGCCTGTAATCTATCAACCAACTTTTTGTGAGCGTGTTGACCCGGATGACAATGATCTGGAAAATCTTCAGATTCGTTCATAAGATCTAAAATATGTTGATGATATTTCAATAATGCATTTTTGTATTCCATAGTATCGGATGATTTTTCTACTAGATCTAAATGGCATAAGGTATGGATAGGATCAAGTGTTTGCTCTAATATTTCAGATCTCCAATCCTTGATCACATGTGTGGCATTTACAATTTTATAAAAACAATCAGCTACAGGAGCCTGTCCGCCTATTACAATAGTATCTGCGGCCGCATTAATTCTAAACTTTTCGAATTCTATGTAGATAATAGTGTATAATTGTTCTAAAATTACAGGTATGTAAAAATCGTCTAAATGAATTTTTGATCTATCTCTTAGAGCTTCGGTATGAAACCAGATGATCCAATCAACTTTTACATCGGTTGAATCTAAAAATTTCCTTGCTGCGTAAATAGACTGTAAATTTGATCCAGAATTTTTGGCAAAGTTGTAAGTGTTGTGCCCTAGATTCTTCAATAGAAATTCAGTATGATGTTCTGGTAAACTGCCGTAGTGTCGAACGGCAGGGTCAGGAGAAGGATAATTGGGCACACCCCAACTGTCACCGATTATTAAAATGTTCATACCTGTATTTATGGCCCGGCCAGCAGGAATCGAACCCACATTCGCGAGGTAGAAGCTCGCTGTATTCTCCATTATACTATGGCCAGTTCAGTCTATTTGGATGTCAGCGGCCAATACGAATCTGTATTGAAGACTCTGTACTATACCCGGCCTGTGCCACATGTTGCCGGGATAGATCAACCAATTACCGTCTGTAGGGCGTACAAAAAACTTATCGTCAGATTGAGGACCCTGTGGAGCCATTTCTGTACCGCAGTAGTCTCTATCCTTGACATCCTCGGGTATGTGTAGATACCAAATGCCACTGAGTATTTGAGAGTCGGGTTTGGTAGGATGCCAGTGATGATGCCAGAGATCGTCACGATTTTCGGCACCCTGGAGGTTGGTCATGAAACTCCAGGCCATCATGTTAGATATCTTGGCTTCACGACCTAGATACATGAATGCACTCATCATAAAACTCACACGGTACTTTAACCATACAGCTTCTGATCTAGCAAAGATGTTTTCTTTGGTC